GCCTGCTGTACCATCAAGTATTTGCTTGATGGCCCACAGGTGCACCTCAGGCAATTGTCTGAGGGCTTGCCTAATGTCGGTCTTCGACCGATGATAGGCGGGAGCTTCAATGCCTCCCAGTGAAACTGGAAGGTATCTGAGCGCAAGAGAGGGTGGCAGGAAAGCCTGCATCCTCTGCTCCCAACGCTTACTGAAGAGGGGAATCAAAGATTCAAACCCTCCTCCGAGCCAGGCCAGCATGCCATGCATCTGGCGAGCCTTGCCAATGGCAGGGTTTGGCTCATCCTTTCCCTCGTGCTCCTTGGCACATGGGGAAAGGAGCCTCACTTTCATCGCATCGATGTGAGGCTGTTCTAGGTATGCTGCATCCCGAAGAGGTACTCGCCTCTTCCAGATGTTTGCATCACCCAGTCCTACCGTAAGGAGCATCTCCTCACAGTAGAAACCACCACGCGAACTCAAGAAGTTCTGCGGCCATGATACGGTCATACCGTTTAAATCATGGTTTCGCGTAATACGCGAAAGGTACGTCCTCGGGCCCTGACCAAAGTGGTCATCGCCCGAACACGAAAAGCATCTCCACCCATTGGGTGGGAATCCTTTTCTGGACTTCAGATGATAGAGAAACTCTTCATCTGATGCATCAGTGAGATCACTGATGTACCGAAGATAGGCCTCAGACTCTGCACAAAGGTTGTGTAGAGTCAATACTATCTTCGCACCCGGGTCACCCATTAGAATGCCCCGGGTTGTGACCTTGTCAAAGTTTTCTTTGACAGCGTCACCTTCGTACACCCGACCTGCACAGAGCAGGTCGGCTGAAAGTCTGAAATACGGGTCACTTTCCCGTTCCAGACCACGATGTAGGCCCTCGAGCATTGCTCGACTGTACTCATGCACACAGAAATCAGTGGCTTGAGATAGATCGCTACTAAGGTAGTAACGATCGCCTACGGGTGGAGGGCAGGTATTACCTTGCCGTTTCACCCACTCAAAGAGTTGCCAGCCCCGGGTGAGGCCCGATCTGGCTGATGGGTGGTTTCTTAAAGCACCTATCACGTGGTGGGACCATGGTTGCAATAACATTGTCAACCAGTCTTCCCCCACAGTGACGATCCGGGACTTTGCCCCGGGTTCGCCAATAGCTGACGGTCGTACTGACGGCCGTCGGCTAGACATGCGAAGCATGTCGTCCTCATTTACGTATGGGAGGCCTTCAAGGATTCCTTGATTAAGTCCTTCTTCGATTGACCACTGCAACAGCTGATAGCCTGTGCGGTCGTCTAATCCATACAATGGGTCCTCGAGTTTGAAATTTTCAAAGTCAAGTTCCATTCGGTCGTCGCTTTCGCCGGCCTCATGGTGCAGATCGTGTAACAGGGTTTCCCTGCACATCGTCTGCCATCTAGGCCTACCGGCTATTAACCAGTAGGACTTACCGAACCATGTCACTTCTAAAGTGTCGTGGTCCGGGGTGAAGGCAAGCCAAGATCGGAACTTTGTTCCGACCTCGGCGGCACGTCCACCTTCATCTGTCGATGAATCTAGGGAAGCATTTCCCGTCATCGATGTGTGCCCGAGGCTGGTATAACCAGCCTCGTCACAAAACTTCTTCGTCTGCATACCTATTAGGTATGAAAGCCTCGCAAGAATTTCTTGTCGGGTGCGAGACACAGCCGCGCGCGAGTGCAGAGTCTCTGAATGTTTGATCAGAGACTCCATTCGCGTCTTTTTACCACCTGCAGGGAAGTTCCTGCTGGTAGTAAAATGGCAGAGTCGGGTTGCTTCAACCTTACTCCTCACGCCTCGCTTCATGATTGGTAGCAACCATGGAGCGAGTTTCCGCCAAAGTGGCGGAAGGTTCCTGGGATTCACCCAGGTGGAGCCAAACCCAGGAAGGTCCTGGGGAAGCTCGGGGACTGCAGTCTCTGACTGGAGTCCCGCCCATTTAATGAGTGTAGCGAAGCGCTTCCACTCTTTAGTAACCCGATCGCTGCCATGGGCAGCTTTCGAGTACGCCCAGTGTATAAGTTTCTTATATTCTGGAGAGTCCTGGAGGGATCTTATCCCCTCAGGGCTCGAGGTGATCAAACAATCTTTGATCGCCTCCACGCAGTTGCTCACTCGCTTGAGTGATTCACTGCCACGTGCTGCAATTTTATTGCAGACGTCTGGGGCCAAATCAGGATAGTGTTTCCTGATTCGCCCAGCTAGATGGGCGCGACTTTCGCGCCGATCGGCGCCTATGACGACAACCATTGGTTTGCCGACGTAGGCTTCGAGTGCATAGGCCAATCCTAGTGCACTCAACGACTCTTTGAACGGAGAGTCATCCTGGCTTGACTGCGTTTCGAATTTCGAAGCCGTGGCCACGAAGTGCTCACGC